TACCTTTTCACTTAAAGTAAATACTAAAGTATTGTTTGATTGCTTTGTGATAACTTGCATAATATTAAGTACCAAAAATTAACTAAGTTGCAAAAAAAAAGGCAACCTTACAGGGCTGCCTCTTAACTTATAAACATGAAAAACTTAAACTAATAATGCTGCAATGATTCCAGATGCAACTGTGTTAGATGGTAATGGCTCTTTACCCGTTAAAGTAATATTGTAACCATTCTTATCTCCTGATGCTTTACCAGTTGTAGATGCTGATGCAGTTAAGTGCATTGCTCTTGTTTCACCTGCTAATCTGAAAACACCATCCATATCTTTAACAATAACAGCTAATCTGTTTTGAGTTAACAATCTAACAATATTTCTATTCTTAGCTGTCATTTTGTAAACAGAGAAAGTTAATGTTTGAGCGTAAAAAGTAGTTCCGTTTTCAATTGATACAGTAGCATCTTCATTAAATTGTGCATCTTCCATTTCCAATTGAACTTCCCAAAACTTCTTACCGCTATTCATTCCAATAGCAGAGATAGTTCCTGATGATGAAGTGATTGAGGCTACGTTAGCCCATTCAGTTAAATATATTTTGTCTAAACCGCCCGCTCCTTGGCGACAATCTAAACTTATTCCTTCGGTAAGTAAACAGGGCATATAAATTTTTTTTAAAAAGGGGCTTTTTACACCCCTAAGTTATTATTAAGAATTTGTGTATTGTACTACGTGATCGATGTATTTAACTGCTACACCTGCTCTAAACTCACCATAGATTTTCATCTTACGTGTGTTTTGATCGTACCATGCTTCTAAATTACCTAAATCACTTTGTAAATCAGTACCGAATAATAAGTTCGATGCGTAAGTAGCAATAATACGATTTTTAACAGCAGTTGGTAAAACACCTGTATCGACTGGAGAGTCTGCATTCAAACCAGGGACAGCAATTACTTTCATATTAGTACCTGGGTACATTAAAGTAAACTTAGCCCAAACACCATCAGTATTATAGTTAGAACCATAGATACCATAAGTAGAAGTAATCTTTGCTGCTAAAATACGGAAAGTATCCATACCACAGAAAGCTACAATCGGTTCGTTTGATAAAGCTGCAGCAGGTACTTTTGCATAAACATCATCAAAGATAGTTAATACGTTAGTAGAATTGATTGTTGAAGCAGTTGCAGCAACAGCAGTACCAGCAGTATCAATAGTTGATAACCATCCGTTGATTTGCTTTAATGTCGTGCTATTTGTGTAAGTTGTTTTACCTTGCCAAATCATTGATTCAACTTGTGAAGCAACACGTGCAGACATTCTGTCCATGATTTGACCTTCAATAGAAGTTGATTGCTCATTTGCTCCTGCAGGTAAATACTTTTGTGTGTAGTACGCTTCTAAGTCTTTTAAACAAAATTCCTGTGCAATTGCAATAGGCGAAGTTGCTAAAGAAATTTGGTTAATTGTAGTTGTTCCTGATGTGTTAAATGCACATGAACTACCTGATTGAAAAGGTACTGTTACATCTAAATTAGGAATAGCCATGGTTGATTTGATACCTGTTCTGATATCTACACCTAAGCCTAATGTTACACCACCTAAGATGGCTTTTGTGATAATGTCCGCTTTGTTTTCTTCAACGTATGCGGTTAATGATAATGAAAATCCCATTTTGTTTTTTTGTTTTTAATTAATATTTAAAGTTATTTTTTCTAAATTCATCCAATACAGATAGTGTTGGAGTAGGTTTGCTAAATTTCTCTTTAGATGTTGAAGTAGGCTTTACACTTGGTGCATCTGCTAACTTCTCAATTAAAGAAAATAGTTTAGTGTTTAAATCATTTTGTTGAGCAATCTTTGAAGCTGCCTCTGCAATTGTTACATTAGCTTTTTGTACTTCTTGACTTGACAATTGATTTGCTGCTTCAAGTGCTGCAATTCTTTCTTCTAAAGATGCAATCTTTGCGCTAAAATCTTCTGATTGCATTTCTTCCATAACTGGCATACCTTCTGCAACTGGAGCTTCTTCCATTTCTTTAGGTTCTAATCCCATTACTACACCATTCTCTAAGTAAACTTTTGTAGGTACATCGTTAACCATAACTACCATTTCAGTTACATCAGCAGGTATATCCATTACACCTTCGGGAGTAATAACTTGAAGTTTAACACCTACTTGGATTGCAGGTGCATCTGTTCTAATTATTGAGCCATCTTCGGCTTTGTAGTCAATAAAAGATTGCTCTTTTACTTCTGATGCGAAAAACTCTTTGCCAATGGCAGCAAGTTCGCTCATTATTTCTTTGAAAGATTGTTTATTGTCCATACTATTAAGTATTAATTTATTTAGTTGTTGCAAACTTTTTTAGTTTTTCTTTTAAAGATTGGATTCTTTGTGCCACTCCTTCGATTTGTTCTTGTGGCATATCTGTTAACTTTCTGTGAGCAAATGCACCTTCTACACTAAATCCTTTAAAAACTCCAGTCTTTATAAAGTCATTCCAAACCTCATCGTTATCCACTTTAAAAGTTCCAAACCAACTGCCCTCTGTTAGTGTTGGATAACCTTCGGGAGTTCTTATTCCTCTCGTTTTATCTATGATCATAGATTCAACCATGTAAACACCCGTTACTTTGCGCTCGGCATCGTGCATCATGTTTACATTGTGAATAAATCCACTCTTAAAATAACGTTGTGCAATTTTTTCAATTTGCTCTTTGTCAAATATTACATAGTACTCACCGCTTTCATCTCTACGATAAATCGGTAAATCGGCTGCCATTAAAGCACCGCTAATTAACCTTCTGTCTTTATCTGCTATAAAGTTGTATTGTTTAGCATCATTAAAAGCCATCCAATTCTTCTCAATTGCAGGTTTATCTACTAAAGCAACAAAGTCCACTCCCAACTCATCGCTATCATCTATTACTAATTTGTAAACTGGTAAATTCATAATTTTTATATTTTAGATTGTTCACTTAATTTATTAACTCGTTTTGATACTTCTGCGCTTTCACTTTCTACAACGTATGCCTTAATTACTGATGGTTGACTTTGTTTGTTTACACTACCATCTTCATTTAAAGCTGTTTGGTTATTACCACCACCACCACCAACATTAGGGGCTTGTGTGAATGTGCCAGGTGTAGAAACGTTAACACTACCTGTATCAGTTGCGCTGCCACCTTCAAACTGAGTAGCTAATATCTTTGCTACGTTTGCTGCTGCTATTACTCCATTAACTGCTGCTAAGGCTATTGCACCTGGTCCAAGTGTTCCTGTATTAGCTAAAGCACCCGATACTGAAAGTATACCATCTTGGATTGCTCGTGCAACACTAAATGCCTTATTTACTTCAAATGCTTTCTTTTGTATCTTTAAAGTTTCCGCTTCATTACCTTTTGCTGATTTTAATTTATGTGCAAAAAAAGCATCAGATATACCTTGTAAAGCCTCAACACTTTTTTCTGCAGCTTGATTTAATTTTTCATCATCTTTTTCTTGGTCTTCTTTTCGCTTTGCATCTTCTCTATTTTTTTTCGCTAACTTTCTTTGCCTTGAATCTTCTTCAATATCTTCTTTTAACTTTAGGTTATATTCAAAGTCATCTATTTCTTTTTGTGCTGCTTCATCAGCTGCATCTTGTTCTTTTTTGATTTTTAGTTGCCATGCCTCCCACTCTAATTTGTTTAATTCAGCTAAATAATTAGCATCATCTTGCTTTTTTTTCTCCGCTGCTGCTTTAGCTTTATCTGCTGCTGCCTTTGCTTCTTGTTTTGCTTTATCTGCTGCTGCTTTTGCTTCATCAATTGCTTTTTGTTTCTGTTCGTTATCGAATTGTTGCTTTTCTGCTATTGCCTTCTTTTCTTCTGCTGTTCTTTCTTGTAATAGCTTCCTACTTTCTGCACTATTTACTTTTGTAAATGCGTGTCTTGCACCCTCTACACCCATTAATTCATTATAAGATGCAGCTAACTCATATAAAAAACCTAACTCCTTTTCATCTTGCGATACTTGTGCTTCTGCTGCCTCACGACCTTGTTTAGCCAAAGAAATTGATTGATCTAATCTTAACTTTCTTAATCTTAATATTTCTTCTTCGTTACTTTTTAATCCACTTAAAGCTAATATCTCGTTATCAATAGATGCAATTAGTTCTTCACTTGCTTTTTTTTGTGCTTGGTAAGCATCTTCTAATTTCTCCGCCTCTGTTCTATTATCAGCAAAAGCCTTATCTAACAAAACAAAAGCACCTACTAATAATCCAATACCTGCTACTATTAACATAATAGGATTGGCGGCCATTACAGCGTTCCAAATACGAGTACTAACAGTTACTATCTTAGTGTAAGTATCAACACCTATAATTTGAGTTATTAATTGTTTAGCTACATTCCCTGCTACCTTTAAGCTATCACCCATTGCAGTAATGCCTTTAATACCATCAGCTAAAGCACTTGCAGCTTGTACTTTTAATAAAGCCTTTTGCAAGTCCTCACTTTCATTACCAAGCAAAGCCGCTGCCCCTTGTGCAGCTTGGAAACCCGATGCGATACCACCAATAACATTACCAAATGCAGCTACCTTAGCATCTGTTCCCGCAAATGCTTGTATCTCTGCTTTTAAATCGCCTATCTCATCTTTAACTGCTCCTAACCTTTGTAAGGTTTCAATATATTTTTGAGTGCCAGGTACTAATCCATCTAATTCGTTTTGCATTTCTGCAAATTCCTTTTTTAACGTTTTCATGGATTTTACTCCTTCGCCTACGTTAACATCTATTTCTATTGTATCTTTTGTTGCCATTTAATATTATTTTTATGGGTAAACCTCAATTATTATATATGATTCAAGTAGTAAATCATCTGCGTTAAGGTTTGATAAATCTCGTGTAGCTAAAAATATTTCATTTGCATTAATTCTTTGAAGTGAGCCAAATCCATTCCCATCAGGAATATTTATAGGATATAATGCTGTTTTATTAGCTGCCCATTCACTTGTTAAAGTCAACTTATAAAGACCAACGCTAACATAACTCCAAACGGGTGTACCGCTTAAAGTGTTTACTAATACTTTTTCTGCTGGTTCGCTTATTCCCGTTTGAGTTAATAAAGCTTTGTAAACTTTTGGAACACTTGTACTTACTGCCACCCCGTTAACATAGCTTGTATTACTTTCTGTTACCTCAACATCATTGCTATTAATTAAAGTTACATTGCTTAGACCACCTAAAATTGTTACACCACTACTGCCTAAAATGGTTACATTACTTGCACCTTGGCCAACGCTATTATAATTACCCGTTACAAGTATCCCATCTCCAATAGTAGGTAAAATATTATACTGACCAAAAGATTTTATTCCATAACTATTGTTTGATAATGTTCTATTCGTGTTTGCAGGGGCTGTGTC